CAAAACATCTAATTGATTCTAGTGAATATCAAAATGTTTTTAAAACAAGACTCCAAGAAGATAGTAAAGCTGCAGGGCGTTGGAATACTTCTGATGGTGGTGAGTATTTTGCAGTCGGTGTCCAAGGTGCGGTAACCGGTAGAGGTGCAGACTTGTTAATTATAGATGATCCACACTCAGAGCAAGATGTAAGCTCACCAAATGCATTCGATAAAGCATACGAGTGGTATACTAGTGGACCGAGGCAAAGGCTTCAACCAGGAGGAAGAATTGTTTTGGTTATGACACGTTGGTCAACAAAAGATCTTACACAAAAATTATTAAACGCACAATCAAACGAGAACGGCGATCAATGGGACATTGTTGAGTTTCCTGCGATCTTACCTAATGGTAAACCAGTCTGGCCAGAATATTGGAAGCTCGAGGACCTCGAATCTGTTAAGGCGGCAACAGGTGTTGCAAAATGGAACGCGCAGTACATGCAGAACCCTACATCAGAAGAAGGAGCTCTAATCAAAAGAGAATGGTGGAAAGATTGGGAGCATGATCATCTACCAGTTATCGATCACATTATTCAAAGTTATGATACAGCGTATCTTAAAAAAGAGACCGCCGATTATTCTGCTATTACAACATGGGGAATTTTTCGTCCGAACGAGGACAGCGGACCTAATTTAATATTATTAGATTCCTTTAAAGATAGGTTAGAGTTTCCAGAACTTCGTCGTGTTGCATTAGAACAATATAAATATTGGAATCCTGAAACAGTTATCATAGAAGCAAAAGCATCAGGACTTCCGTTGATGTACGAATTACGACAGATGGGAATTCCTGCTATGAATTTTACACCATCAAAGGGTCAAGATAAAATTGCAAGAGTTAATGCAGTCTCTCCTATGTTCGAAGCAGGACAAGTGTGGGCACCTTTAAAAGAAGAGTTTGCCCAAGAGTTAGTTGAGGAGTGTGCTGCGTTTCCATATGGCGACCACGATGATTTAGTTGACTCCACGACTCAAGCTCTGTTAAGATACAGACAAGGTGGTTTAGTAAGACACCCAGAAGACTATCAAGATGAACCTGGTCCCAAACGTAAAAAGAAGTTTTATTGGTAATGACATTTGTATTCAAACATCCTAGTAAATATAAGAAAAATCCAACATTGGTCAAAAACATGAAACATGTTAAACGAGACCAGATACCACCTTTGAGTGGCCCTGATCCACGAGGCTTGATTAATGAATCAAAAGAGGATAAACCTAATCAATTGGAGAAAATAAATGGCAGAAATAGATAAATCGTTAACCGAAGTAACAAAATCGGTAGAGATAGATGGGCCCGAGGAACAAGTCGAGCTTCAAGAAGATATTGTTGAAACGTTACCTAACGCAGGAGAAACAGAAATTATCCCAACCGAAGATGGCGGTGTGGAAATTAATTTTGAACCTGGAGCATTTAATCAAGCACAAAGTGAAAACCACTTTGACAATTTAGCAGAATTATTACCAGACGATATATTAGGTCCTTTAGGTTCAGAGTTAAATCAAAACTATATGGACTACAAGGAGTCCCGTAAAGAATGGGAACGAACTTATATTACAGGTTTAGATTTATTAGGATTTAAATACGAAGATAGAACAGAACCTTTTTCTGGTGCAGCAGGAGCTACACACCCGGTTCTTGCAGAAGCGGTTACACAATTTCAAGCACAGGCTTACAAAGAATTACTCCCGGCCGACGGACCAGTAAGAACTCAGATCATAGGAGCTCCAACTCCTGAAAAAGAAATGCAATCAACTAGAGTAAAAGATTTTATGAATTACCAGTTGATGGATCAAATGAAAGAGTACGAACCTGAGTTTGATCAGTTATTATTTTATTTACCACTTGCAGGATCCGCATTTAAAAAAGTTTATTACGATCAATTATTAGGTAGAGCAGTTTCAAAATTTGTGCCTGCAGAAGATTTAATAGTTCCTTACAGTGCAACATCTTTAGAGGATGCAACAGCTGTTGTTCATTTAGTTAAGACTAAAGAAAATGATTTAACAAAACAAATGGTATCTGGTTTTTATAGAAATGTAGAAATTGGTCAACCTGGAGAAACGGAGTCTGATCTAGAGAGAAAAGAAAGAGAGTTAGAAGGAATTACAAAAACAAAAGACGAAGACATTTATAATATTCTAGAATTCCATGTTGATTTAGATTTAGAAGGTTTTGAAGATAGAGATCAACAAGGTCAACCCACAGGAGTTAAACTTCCATACATCGTAACAATCGAAGAAGCATCACGTGAAATATTATCCATTAGAAGAAATTATGAAATAGGAGATCCTTTAAGAAAAAAGATTTCTTACTTCGTACATTTTAAATTTTTACCCGGTTTAGGTTTTTATGGTTTTGGATTAATTCACATGATCGGTGGTCTATCAAGAACTGCAACAGCAGCTCTAAGATCATTACTAGACGCTGGTACTCTCTCCAATCTACCAGCAGGATTTAAGATGCGCGGCATCAGAATCAGAGATGACGCGCAATCCATAACTCCAGGTGAGTTTAGGGATGTTGATGCACCAGGTGGAAATATAAAAGATGCTTTTATGGCCCTGCCGTTTAAGGAACCATCACAAACTTTATTACAGCTTATGGGTGTCGTTGTATCAGCCGGACAGCGTTTCGCGTCCACAGCTGACCTTCAAGTAGGAGATGGGAACCAACAAGCAGCAGTGGGGACGACAGTGGCCTTGTTGGAGCGAGGAAGCAGAACAATGTCTGCGATTCACAAAAGAATTTATGTGAGTCTTAAGAATGAGTTTAAAATGCTTGCTCGAGTATTTAAATTATATTTACCAGAACAATATCCTTACGATGTTGTTGGTGGTCAAAGGATGATTAAGAAGCAAGACTTTGATGACAAGGTAGATATTTTACCTATCGCTGATCCAAATATATTTTCTCAGACACAAAGAATATCAATTGCTCAAGCAGAATTACAATTAGCACAATCTAATCCTGCAATGCACAACATGTATAATGCGTATCGTGCAATGTATGAAGCTTTGGGTGTAAAAAATATTGATATGATTTTAAAACCTGTAGCAAGACCAGTTCCAATGGACCCAAGTGTTGAAGCAATCCAAGCTTTAGCAGGAAAACCGTTCCAAGCGTTTAAAGGACAAGACCATAGAGCTCACATTACCGCCCATTTAAATTTTATGACGTCGTCAATGGCAAGAAATAATCCAATGGTAACAGCTTCTATGCAAAAAAATATTTTTGAACACATTTCTTTGATGGCATTAGAGCAAGTTGAGGTAGAATTTAAAGATCAAATTCTTCAAATGCAGCAAATGCAACAACAGATGCAAGCAAATCCTGCTTTAGCACAAGATCCGCAGCTTCAACAACAGATGATGGCGTTAAATATGCAAATTGAGTCTAGAAAAGCAGTGTTAATTGCAGAAATGTTTGAAGATTATGCAAAAGAAGAGCAAGAATTGATGGGCGAGTACGGAAATGACCCGATTGCTAAGTTAAAAGCAAGAGAATTGGACATCAGAGCTAAAGATGACTTTGTAAAAGCAGAGCAAGCGCAAGAAAAAATTAATCTTGACCGAATGAAAGCAATGATGAACCAACAAAACAAGGATGAGAAGCTCGAACAGAACGAAGAACTTGCAGAATTGAGAGCGGCTACGTCTCTTGCAAAACAAGAAATGGCTAACCGAAGTAAGATTCACGATTTTGGTAGAAATTTTAGAAAAAAATAAATATAATAACTTGAAGGAGAAAATATGGCTTTAAAAGATAAAATGTCAGTAGGCAGAAAAGGAGAAGTTGTAATGGCTAACGCAACTGGTGGGCAAGAAATTCCTACACCAGAAGTAAAAACTGCAATTGATCCTAGATCTGAAATTCTTACTAACCAAGACAGAGTCTACAACAAGATTGGTGTTGGAGAAGAAGTAGAAGTTAGAGGAACTAGAAGAATGCTGAAGTCTAAAAGTAAAAAAGCAACTTGGTACTAGTATGTGGTTGTCAGCAATTAAACTAGCTGTCTCTGCTGGTAGTAAAATTTATGCTAATAAGCAGAAGGCAAAAGTCGCAATGTCTGATGCACAGCTATTGCACGCTGAACGACAAGCTCGTGGTGAGGAAGCTTACCAAGGCAAGTTGTTAGAGGCACGTCAAAACGATTACAAGGACGAATTCGTTCTCGTGATTTTGTCGGCGCCCATAATTGTGCTCGCTTGGGGGGTCTTCTCGGACGATCCGGGTGCGCTTGAAAAAGTAAAAACTTTCTTCGAGCATTTTGCGGCGCTGCCGACCTGGTTCAGTACCCTTTGGATCCTTGTCGTCGGAAGTATTTTTGGAATAAAGGGAACACAGATCTTTAAAAACGGAGGAAAAAAATAATGCCAAACAGAAGATTTAATAAACAAGTTGCTAATTCTAGAGCTGCTATGATGGCAGGCGGAAGAGCAAAGAAAAAAGGTGGTGGGAATATGATTTCTGGCACTGCAAGAAAAGACGAAGCATCTGGATATTACACACCTGACATGGGTATGAGAGGTGGAGCAATGATGAAAAAAGGTGGTAAAGTCGGTAAGAAAAAACAAGGTTACAAAGCTAGAAAAGATGAATCTATTGCTATGAGAATTCGTAAGAAAAGAACTAAGAAGCAATTAAAAGCTTCAAGAGATGATTCTTATGGAAGATTTGGATCTAAAGCTAAGAAATCTGGTAAAATAAATAAATAGGAGAACCATGGCTGGAAAATTAAAAATGGTTATGAAGGACGGAAAGAAAGTTCCGTTCTTTGCTGCAGATGGTAAAGGTAAGATGAAAGCTGGTGGAAGAGCATTGAAACCAGTTAAGCCATCACAAAAAGGCTTAAAAAAATTACCCAAAAAAGTTAGAAATAAAATGGGTTATATGAAAAAAGGTGGGAGAGCTAAGTAATGGCTGGCCCCGGTCTTTATGCAAACATTCATGCTAAAAGAAAGCGTGGAGGTAAGATGCGTAAGAAAGGTGCAAAGGGTGCACCAACAGCAGCTAATTTTAAAAGAGCCAAACAAACAGCGAGAAAAAGATAATGACTAAACTTTGTCCAAGAGGTAAATCGGCAGCGAAACGTAAATTTAAAGTTTACCCGTCCGCATACGCGAACGCATACGCTAGTAAAATTTGTGCAGGTAAAATTAAAGATCCATCTGGAGTTAAAAGAAAAGATTTTAGAGGACCTAAACCTAACAAAGCAAAAGGCGGTAGAGTTTACAAAGCAGGTGGTGGAGTTGCAGAAGCAGCTGCAAGACTTAGAAGACAAGGTTTAAAAAAAGGATCTGTTGCTAGAGGTTGTGGAGCGATTATGTCCAACCGAGCAAAAGAAACAAAAATGTACACATAAGATGGCTGGTTTAAAAACATGGTTCGATCAAAAATGGGTAGATATTGGTTCCAAGAAAAAGGATGGTTCTTTCGCAAAATGTGGCCGTTCAAAACAAAAAGCAGATGCGAAACGAAAGTATCCGAAGTGCGTCCCACTTGCAAAAGCCACACGGATGAGCGACTCGCAAAGGGCGAGTGCTGTCAAACGAAAAAGAGCTGCGGGTAATACAGGACCTAAACCAACTAACGTTGCAACATTTAAAAAAAGAAAAAGAGCATTCATTGGAGGAATAATATGAAAATGCCAAACACCAAATACGACGGCAGTTACATAATGGGTGGTCCAGGAACTAATCAAAGTTATAAAAAATATTACGGCAGCCTACTTAAAGGTTTTAAAAGAGGCGGTGACGTAATGCCTAAAAGAAATAAAAAAAATTTTAGACCAACTGAAAAAGGTGCGGGTATGACTCAAGCCGGAGTAAAAGCTTATAGAGCGGCAAACCCTGGTTCTAAATTAAAAACAGCGGTCACTGGCAAAGTCAAACCAGGATCTAAAGCTGCTAAAAGACGTAAATCATTCTGTGCTAGAAGCGCAGGTCAAATGAAAAAGTTTCCTAAAGCTGCAAGAGATCCTAATTCAAGATTAAGACAAGCTCGTAGAAGATGGAAATGTTAAATGAAAAAAGCTAAATTAAAAATAAAAAAAGTAATGAAAGGTTTGCAGAAAGCTTCGAAAACACATGCTGCACAAGCAAAGACTTTGAAAGGAGTATTACATGGCGGATCCAAAAAAAGGAACCGGAAAAAAACCTAAAGGCTCTGGTAGAAGATTATATACCGACGAAAATCCTAAAGATACTGTAGGTATAAAATTTGCAACACCTACGGATGCTAGAAAAACTGTAGCTAAAGTAAAACGTATTAGCAAACCTTTTGCTAGAAAAATACAAATTTTAACTGTTGGTGAACAGCGCGCCAAAGTTATGGGTAAAAACAAAGTCGCTGCAATTTTTAAAAAAGGCAAAGAGTCTATTAGAAGAGGAAGAAAAAATGGATGAGTTAACTTTAATAACTAAAATACAAAAATATTTAAAAGAGTCTTATCAAAGGATAGGAGACGCCATGATTGCTGGAGGCGTTGACAATATGGAAAAATATAAGTATATGTTAGGACAAGCGCACGCTTACCAAACTATTTCAGGGGAAATATCCAACCTGCTAAACAAAGGAGCTAAAGATGGAAACGGAAAAGTCGTCGATATCAGAGACGAAAGAAGTCCCAAAGCATAAAAACGCTTTGGCAGAAAAATACGAAAAACAAAACAAAGACGAACATCAAAAAGAAGTTGATGGTTACGAACGTTTAAAATCAAAAGAGTCAGAAAAATTACCTCAACCTACGGGTTGGAGACTTTTAGTTTTACCTTTTAAGATGCCGGAGAAAACTAAAGGTGGTCTTTATCTAGGAGCTGATACTTTAGAAAGACAACAAGTTGCATCTACATGTGGTTTAGTTTTAGAGATGGGACCACATTGTTATGACAAAGAAAAATTTCCTGAAGGGCCTTGGTGCAAAAAAGGTGATTGGGTAATTTTTGCTAGATATGCTGGATCTAGAATTCAGATCGATGGCGGGGAAGTAAGATTGCTAAATGATGATGAAGTTTTAGCAACCATCGATAAACCCGAAGATATTCTTCATCAATATTAACATAGGAGGATGCTATGCAAAACGTAGACAAACCCGTTGACATCGATACATCTGGTCCAGGTGCAGAAGTAGAGTTAGATGAGACTAAAGAAACTCTTGTTGGAGGTGAAGTTGTACAAGACGACAAACAAACCTACGAAAAAAAGAAAGACCATGGAACGGATATATCATATGAAAACGAACGTGAAACAAAACTTGAAGACGGTGGTAGCGCCGATGACGCAAATGCGAAATCTGATGAGCCGACTGATGTTCAAGATGAAAAAACAGAAAGTAAAGACCAAAAGAAAGAATTAGAAGAATACTCTGACGGAGTAAAAAGAAGAATTGCTAAACTAACTAAAAAAATGCGTGAAGCAGAGAGACGTGAAGAAGCTGCAACTATTTATGCAAAAAGTGTTTTAGCAGAGAAAGAAAAGTTAAGTTCAAAACTTGCAAAACTAGATACAGGATTTGTATCTGAAAAAGAAAGTAGAATTAAATCTGGTATGGAAGCTGCCGTGGCTAAGTTAGCTAAGGCTAGAGAAGACGGTGACATGAAAGGCGAAGTCGCTGCAACAGCTGAAATTTCTAGATTAGGTTATGAAGAGGCTAGACTTGCAGATTTAAAGTCACAACAAGCCGAATCTCAACCTCAGACACCAACACAAAACCAACCTCAAGAACAAGTGGAAGTTCCAAGAAGAGTGGATCCAAGAGCTCAGGAATGGGCTAGAACCAATGCATGGTTTAATAAAGATCCAGTCATGACTGAAGGAGCAAAAGTAATACACAGACAATTGACAGAAATTGAAGGATATGATCCTAATTCTGAACCGGATGAATATTATAAAGAAATAGACCGAAGAATTAGACTTGAATTTCCCCATAAGTTTGATACAACTGCTTCTACGGAAACGGCCAAACCTACTCAAACTGTTGCATCCGCAACGCGTAGTAGTAAAACATCGGGTCGCAAAATTGTGAAACTCACGCCTTCACAGGTAGCAATTGCTAATAAATTAGGTGTGCCACTTAAAGACTATGCGGAACAATTAAAAATCACGGAAGGAGTATAGCATGGAAAAAGACGATAAAAAAACTTCACGTGCGAGTCAGACTAGAGAAAAAACATCTCGACCAAAAGTCTGGTCTCCACCATCTTTATTAGATGCACCCCCTGCACCGGCAGGATATGTACATAGATGGCTAAGAGCTGAGTCTATGGGATTCGACGATTCTAAAAACGTACAAGGTCGTATAAGATCTGGGTACGAATTAGTAAGAGCCGATGAATATAACGAAGTAGATTATGCAGTTGTACAGGACGGTAAATACAAGGGAGTGATCGGTCAAGGTGGCCTAGTGCTCGCTAGAGTACCCGAAGAGATCGCGAAACAATACGCCGAATATTACGCAAGACAGGCGCGAGATCAAGAGGAAGCTTTTGATAACGATCTCATGAAGGAAGAGCATCCAAGTATGCCTATCAATATTGATAGAAATACTCGTGTAACTTTTGGTGGTACCAAGAAATAGTTTTTTAACAATTTCTAGTTCATCATTTAAATTAACAAATGGAGATAAACTATGGCAAATCAAAACAGCCCTTTCGGTCTAAGAGCGATCGGAAAAGTTGGTCAAAATGATGACAACCAAGGTTTAGCAGAATTTAGTATTGCAGCATCTGCAGGCGCTACTTACTTCCAAGACCCAGTAAAAGCATTAAACACTGGAACTATTGGAGTAGCGGGAGCGGGCGACGTACTATTAGGAACGCTAAATGGTGTTTTTTTCACAGCGACCGACACACAAAAACCAACGTTTGCGAATAATCTAAAAGCAGGTAACACTGCAACAGATATCGTAGGCTTTGTGTCTTCAGATCCATACGAAAGATTTGAGATACAATCAGACAACACACTCGCTTCAGCACAAACTGATGTCTTTATGAATTATGACATCAATTACACTGCAGGCGATTCAGCTAACTATGTTTCAGCTGTACAACTAGATGACTCTACAACGTCATCCACTAGTGGTCAGTTGAAAGTAATAGGTGTTTCAAAAGATATAGATAATAATGATTTAGGTGCTTCGCACGTAAACTTTGTTGTCACTATCAATGAGCACTTCTTAAAACAAGTAGCTGGAGTATAATAGGAGAATAGGAGATAAATTATGGCTATATCAAGAGGACAACTAGTTAAAGAACTAGAGCCAGGATTGAACGCCCTGTTCGGCCTGGAATACAAAAGATACGAAAACCAACACGCTGAGATCTACGCGACAGAAACTTCAGACAGAGCTTTCGAAGAGGAAGTTATGTTATCTGGATTCGCTAACGCTCAAGTAAAACCAGAAGGTTCAGGAGTAGTTTTTGATAACGCTCAAGAAACTTTCACTGCAAGATACACTATGGAAACTGTGGCTCTTGCTTTCGCGATTACTGAGGAAGCGGTAGAAGATAACCTGTATGACAGACTGTCAAGCAGATACACAAAAGCATTAGCTAGAAGTATGGCTAACACTAAGCAAGTGAAATCAGTGGCTCCGTTGATAAACGGTTTCACAACTTTCAATTCAGGTGATAACACTACGCTGTTTAACACAGCTCACCCGACAATTGCTGGTACAGTGTCAAACACTTTAGCTACTGCAGCGGACTTAAACGAAACTTCATTAGAGCAGTCATTAATTGACATTGCAGCGTTTACTGATGAAAGAGGTTTAAAAATTGCAGCCAAAGGAGTAAAAATGATTGTTCCTTCTGCGCTACAATTCCAAGCTGAAAGATTGATGAAATCTGAAGGCAGAGTCCAAACGGCTGATAATGATATCAACGCTATCAGATCAATGGGAATGGTTCCTCAAGGTTACAGAGTGAACAATTTCTTAACTGATCCAAATGCGTTTTACATCATTACGGATGTTCCAAATGGAATGAAACATTTCATTAGAACTCCAATCAAAACAGCGATGGAAGGTGACTTCGATACTGGTAACCTTAGATTCAAAGCTAGAGAAAGATACCAATTTGGTGTATCTGACTATAGAGGAATCTTTGCATCACCAGGTGCGTAGTAACTAATTTTTGAGGCCGGACACAGTTCGGCCTCAATTAAAAAATAGAAAGAAAAAATGCACCCAAAACAATTCAGAGTACAGATTTATGCATATCAGTATCACGCTGATTTTGTTATAACGTCTTTGGATGGTCCATTAGATATCGAAAATGCCATAGTTGACAAACTAGGAAAAAAAGATATAAAATGGGACTATCTTGGAGAAATGATGGACCCCAAGATTAAAAGGATAACCTATGAGGAGGTTATGAATGGAGGAGATGATGCAACATCTACAAGACCTTTACAAGAAAAAGAGAGGTCTGGATCTTCAGTGGGAGCAGGAACATCTCAAGGAGGGTAGATATACCCTTAATATGGTAAAGATCGACAGAGAAGTTAAGAACGTTCTTACCGATATTAAAATGGCAGAGGCTAAAAAAGAGCATTTGCAAAATAAAATTGAGGAAGTGGCTCCACAAGTTTCTGTAGCAACTTAAACAAAAAGCTACATCGTTGGAAAAAACCAATCCGCATTGCGCGCCCTCTTGCGCTCTACTTAAAACTACTATATAAACTAATTACTATACAATTATTTATCGATATATAGACGCGTATAGTCGACGGCCTAGAGACTATATATCATTAACTAGGAAAAGGAGAAAATTATGGCAGGAACACACTTTAGAAATCCGGTAATGTTTGCTGGATTAGCTAAAAACACTAAATGGTTTAAGGATTTACCAGTAGACAACAATCCTAATTTTACATGTTATAAAGATGATTTTATTTATAACACTTTGCCTTCATCACAATGGTCAACATCTATTGCAGATGGTGGAGCTTCAGCAGGAATTTCTAATGAGGTAAATGGAGCGGTAACTTTAACGTCTGCAAACACAACAGACAATAACGGTTTAGCTCTTGTTAAAACTCAAAATACTTTCCAAGCTGTAGCTGAAACTAGAGATAGCACAGGGGCAATAACTAACCCTGGTACAGTTATTTGGTACGAAGCGAGAATTAAGAACAATGACGCTAATGCTACTGACTATGGTACTGGATTAGTTGAAACTTTTACTGGAACTTCTGGATGGAGATCTGCAAACAGAATCTCTATTGAGTCTAACAACGGTGAACAGTTTTACAGATTTGTAACTAAAAATGCTGATGGAACAAATCAAGTTCAATACACTGCATACACTATTACAGATGATGGGTATGACACTGTAGGATTTAGATGCGATAGAGCAGGTAAAGTTGAGTTTTTTGTAAACAGAGTTTTAGCAGCTACTGTTACGTCGAACATCAACACTGATGATATGCAAATGTTTGCAGCTTCTGTATCAGCATCTGCATCAGGACAAAGAGTAACTTCATTAGACTACATTACTTGTACAGCTAACAGAAATGCAGCTGAACTTATTGGTAATATCTAATAAATAATTATTGAGGGCCTTCGGGCCCTCATCAATTTTAACGGAGAAGAATATGATTACAAACGGCAATAGTGGAGACATATTTAATGCAAATGTGACCACAGAAAATAAAATTGTAAAATCAGGAAGAACAAGAGCTATGGGTATTGTATTAAATACTACCGCTGCTTCAGGTGACTTTCATTTAAAAGATGGAGGAGCTTCTGGCACGGTAAAATTTAAATATAAAACTAGTGGAGTTACATCTGGCGGAAGCCCTATTGTAATAAATTTCCCTGGTCCTATTTTATTTGAAACAGATTTATGTGTAGCTTTTACAACTGAACATGTAACAGTTTGTTCTGTGTTTTATAACTAGGAGTTTAAATGGCCAACACTACTTCTGGCACTACGACGTTTGATAAAACGTTTTCGATTGATGAGATAATTGAAGAGTCTTATAACAGACTTGGTCAATTTGACATGAGCGGTTATAATTTAAAAACCGCTAGACGTTCTTTAAATATTTTATTTCAAGAATGGGGTAACAGAGGTCTTCATTTTTGGGAAGTAGCTAAAACTAATATAACTTTAGTTGACGGTCAAAACGAATATAAAATTTTTAGATCTACAGCCGACGGTAATTCAAATGGAGTTACAACAACGCTCACAGCTGCAATAGCTTCTACCAGTGCTACTACTGGCATTACTATTGCTTCTAAAGATCGTATGCCTGATGTTGGAACCATAAATGTTGGATCAGAAAATATATCTTATACTGGATTTAATTCTTTAGAGCTCACTGGAGTAACAAGAGGAGTGAACGGAACTACGGCTGCTACTCATTCAAACGGAGATGCTGTTACAAATTTTGTAAATCAAGCTACAGAAATTTTAGAAATGTCTTACAGAAATTCCTCTAATGTAGATTCTCCTTTAGAAAAAATTAATAGATCTCAGTTTCAAGCTTTATCTAATAAATCTTCCACAGGTCAGCCTTCACAATATTTTGTTCAAAGATTTGTAGACCACATTTTAATTACTTTATATTTAACACCTGGTTCTACAGAAAATGGAAATGTTATAAATTTTTATTATGAAAAAAGAATACAAGATGCTGGTGCTTATACGAACGCTACTGACGTTCCGTATAGATTTGTGCCTTGCATGGTTGCGGGATTAACATATTATCTATCTATGAAATATGCAACACCAAGAATACAAGAATTAAAATTAATTTATGAGGATGAATTAGCAAGAGCTTTAGAAGAAGATGGTTCTTCATCAAGTGTATACATTGCTCCTCGAACTTACTATCCGAGTATATAATTATGGGAAATTTATCAAAAGGAAAATACGCATTATTTATTTCAGATAGGTCAGGTTTAGCCTTTCCGTATCGTGAAATGGTTAGAGAATGGAATGGTGCAAGAGTTCATACTTCAGAGTATGAGCCCAAACAACCACAATTAGAACCAACACCTTATTCAGCAGATCCGCAAGGACTTCCTCATCCAAGACCACAACAATTTAATTTATTGACTGGAGGAGGCGGAGGAATTATTGCTAATTTAACTTTGCCTGGAGATTTTGGATTTCAAACCATTACTGATAATAGTATGACACCTGCAAATCCAAATACAGTTAACAATGCAAGACAAGCGTTAATGCAAATAGGGAGTGTAACAATTAATATATCATGACATATGACGAATTAAAAACAAAGATTAGAGACTACACTGAAGTGAGCAGTAACGTTTTAACTGACACTATTTTAAATGGTTTTATTCAAGATGCAGAATTTAGAATTTTAAGAGAAGTAGATTCCGATAATAATAGAAGATATGTCTCAGCTAATTTAATAGCTGGCACTAGATTTATAGACACTCCTACAGATTTATTAGTAATCAGGTCTGCTCAAATTGTAGATACAGCTCTACCATCTACTGATCAAAATAGAGATTTTTTACAGTTTCGAGACACTAGTTTTATGTCAGAATTTAACCCAACCGCAGCCCAAGGGGTGCCTAAATATTATAGTAACTGGGACGAGACTCGAATAGTGGTAGCTCCGACTCCGGATCAAACTTATACCATTCAGTTAAATTATATCTTGAAACCAGATGGATTATCGAGTACAGTTACCACTACATACTTAAGCACAGAATTTCCCAACGGCTTATTGTATGCATGCCTAGTAGAGGCTTACGGATTTTTAAAAGGACCCGTTGACATGCTCCAGCTTTATGATAAAAAATACATTGAAGCTGTCAAAGGATTCTCAATAGAACAAATGGGAAGACGAAGACGAGATGAATACCAAGCAGGTGTTCCTCGAATAGGAAAACAGTAAGGAGAAAACTATGGCTATAACACAAGCGATTGCAAACAACTTTAAAAAATTATTATTAGAGGGTGATTCTAACTTTTCACAATCTGGTGGTGATAAATATAAGTTAGCTCTTTATACTTCTTCAGCTACTCTAAACTCAGCAACAACTTCATTCACAACTTCCAATGAAGTTTCATCATCTAATTACAGTTCTGGTGGTGGAGCACTTGTAAACAACCCAACTTCTATTACAGCTGGTGTTGCAAGAGCCGATTTCGCTGATCTGTCATTTCAAAACGTAACTTTGACTGCAAGAGGAGCTTTAATTTACAACACATCATCTGCTACTACTAACTCTGCAGTTTGTGTTTTAGATTTTGGAGGAGATAAAACAGCAACTTCAGGTACGTTTACAGTCCAGTTTCCAGCACCGACATCAACAGCAGCGATTTTAAGAATCTCTGGTTAAATAGGAGGTAAACTCCTATGGCGGATTTCACTTATACGGTTACCGTTGCAACTGGAAGTCTTTATGGCGGCGGTGGTAGCACCGGAAATGTTTTTTATGTAGATGGCGCAAGAAGTTCTACAGGACCAGGAAACATTGTCTGGGCTGGTGGATCTACTTTACGGTTTGATCAAAGTGATGCTTCTAATGACAATCACCCTTTAATTTTTTCTACAAATACCAGCACCTCTGGAATTATTTCTAGTGGAGTAACTTATTACCTTGATTCTCCCACAAGTTCTTCTAATTATTTAAACGTCGGCACCTTTAACGCCGCAACAACTCGATACGTTGAAATAGATGTCAACGCTCCAGATTTTTATTATCTATGCTACATTCACGGAATAGGAATGGGTGGGTTAATGGATGTGGCCACAGGAAAAACTTGGAACGTCGGTACATGGGGCATTAATCAATGGGGAGATCAAACTGATCCTACTATTCAAATTACAGGTCAAGCTCTTTCCGCAAATGTCGGAAGTGCAACTGTGGACACAGAAATTAATAATGGTTGGGGCAGAGTAGAATGGGGAAAACAAGCTTGGGGTATTGCAGGCACCCTTATCGCAACCGGAAATGCTTTAACAGGAAATTTAGGCACTTTAGGAATGCAGGGAGATGTAACTGTAACTCCAACAGGTCTTGCACTTACAAATACCTTAAATACTGTGGTCGCCACAGGTTTAGCAGAAGTTACTCTAACAGGTTTTCCACTTACAAATAGTTTAGGAACAGCAGATGCTGGTCCTGATGCAATGGCAGTCGGTATTGGAGCCACAATGGCTATTGGTACTGTAGAAGCGTTTAATGAACAAGGTTGGGGAAGACTTGCATGGGGAGATAATGACTGGGGTGAACCAGGAAGTTCTATTCAACCGACTATAACTGGTTTTGGAATGACAGCTAACATAGCTGCACCACAATCTGTAACAGGAGATGCGAGTTTAACTCTTAACACACTAAATGTAGCTCAGGCGACTTTGGGCCAAGTGGATCCCGCGCCAGATGCGATGATCCAAGGAAATGCTGGTATTTTATCATTAGGTCAATTAGGACATCAAGGAGATGTAATTACCTCTCCAACAGGATTCGGTTTAACTGCGAGTTTAGGTACCGCAACCATAGATTTAAGAACTCTTGTTCCTACCACTGGAGTTTCTTTAAATAGTCAAGTAGCCGGAGTAACCGCATTTACGGACGTTACAGCAACATTTACTGGTCTTGGGTTGACTATGAATCTAAATAATGCTAATGCTTTAATTTGGAATGAAGTTCCTACAGGAAACGCACCAATAGATCCTCCTGGCTGGAGGGAAGTCGTTGCATAAAGAGTTTGACACTAACTCTTTATTTTTATAAAATAAACGGTATAAGGAATTTAATATGGCGAATTCAACATCAGCAAGTTTAAAACTTACAGTACAAGCGACCGGTGAAAATTCGGGAACTTGGGGACAAATCACAAATACAAACTTATTAATTTTAGAACAGGCAATTGGTGGTTATGATACTTTTAACGTAACTAATGCTAATAGAGCTCTGACTTTTACAAATGGGGCTTTATCTAATGGTAAAAATGAAGTTATAAAATTAACAGGCACATTAGCTTCTAATTTAAATGTCACTATTCCAGACTCAATAGAAAAAGTATACACAGTAATTGATGGATGTGATCACGCAAATAATACTTTAACTTTTAAAACATCTTCAGGTACAGGTGTTCTTTTATGTGAAGGCAACTGTTACACTTTATATTCTGACGGAACTAATGTTGTAAAAGCAAATGAATACAGAAAATGGAGAGCGGTTTCAGCAGCAGAAACAGTTCAAGCTGGAGCTAAACTTTTGGTAAATACAAGTGGTGGAGGAGTAACAATTACGCTACCTGCATCACCAGCAACAGGTGACGAGGTTTCTTTTGTTGACCAAGGTTATGACTTTAATTCTAACGCATTGACTGTTGGTAGAAATTCTTCTAATATAGCTAATGCAGCATCTGATCTTGTAGTAAATACACAAGGTGCAGCTTTTTCATTAGTTTTTTCTGGAGACGCTACAACAGGATGGACTTACACGGAGAAATAATATGTCAAATTACGAAGCAACAAAATACGATTTCGATGGAGCAAACCTTACAGGTATCGAAGGAATTCCTACAGCAACTATTGTGCCGTGGTCTTCTTCTTCAGTGCCAACAGGTTTTTTAGAGTGTAATGGTCAAGCAGTTTCAAGATCAACTTACTCTGCATTATTTGCAATCATAAGCACTACTTATGGAACAGGAGATGGTGCATCAACTTTTAACGTACCTGATTTACAAGACAACGTCGCAATGGGTAAATCTGGAACTAAAGCTTTAGCATCAACTGGCGGAGCAAACACTGTTACTTCTACAGGTAACGTAGGCGGGTCGACTGCCAATGCAACTTTGTCGACTTCACAACTTGCATCACACAGTCACCCTGGAGGTGGAACGACTGGCGGTACTTACTTTCACCAATCTTTTCCTGGATCTAGTAAATTTTTTAGTCCAGCAGGGACCGGTAGTACAGGTTCTGGTGGTGGTCACTCTCATAATATGAGTGCAACTTTTAGTGGTGATGCAACATCAGTTCTTCAACCTTATTTAACAATAATTTATATTATTAAGACATAGGAGAAATTATGGCGACAAGCGCAAAATGGACAATAATATTTGAAGATAAAAAAATAATTAAAAATTATGATGAAGGTGCTTCAGAAGGCATTGCATATAATATATCTGACGATTCTTTTTGGAGTCAATCTAAATTTTCAAACATTTGGGCTGTTCAATATGGAACAGCTAATCCAACTGACACGGTAGAATATAGAGACGAAACCCCTCACTCCACTTGGGAAGATGCAAACTTAGGTGATATTTTAGACTTTACCACTAAATGGGACTCTTTGCATTTAGCATCTTTACAAAAACAGTGGGATGATGATGTCATAGAAGTCTGGTCAGGTGAAGGAACAGATGCTGTGTTAGAATCTACAGAAAGTGAAGCGGATCAAATTGCTAGAAAAGGTCCAAGACCTACCTCTTATTCTTCCTCTTAACTTCTTGGATGATGTTGAGGTAAGGTGGAAAACAAAGATTTAATAATACCATACTTATCAAAACCATTTGTAGATTGGTTGAGTACAAAAGATTTATCTTCAAAAACAATGGTTGAGTTTGGAGCAGGAAAATCTACAATTTATTTTAGTAAAAAATTTAAAAATGTTTTTTCTTTTGAACATGACCAAGAGTGGATAGATTTAATTAATTCTGAAAAATTAAAAAATGTTCATATGTTAAAAATGCGTGAAGATTTTTATATGTATGGAAACTACAGAAATTTTATAAAAAATAGTGACTACGTATTAATTGATAATAATCCTAACATTATATCAAGAGGTTTTATAGCATCTATGTGTTGTGAAGCATGTCTTACTAAAGCAAATATAATTTTAGATAATTCAGAAGATTATCAACCTGCTTATACATATCTTAAAGGCATGTATAAAAATGTAGAAGATTTCATTGGAGAAAATTTTATGAATGAATTAACAACTACAAGTTTATTTTACAATGAATTAACAATTTAACCAACCTGTCATAATATATTTTTCTCCTTCAAGAGGAGGATTGCCTCTGTGCACATAAGGGTAACCAGCAGGCCAAAAAACGATTCTACCACTTTTTGGTTTTACTCTAACTGATTGATGTAAAAATTCAGTCTCGCCACCCTCTTCAACATTATTTAAATATATTGTGTAAACTATTACTCTGTTTGCTGCGTCTCTTGATTCTCCGTGTTCTATATGCCAAGTGTGATAACCTTGTCCTGGAAGAGTTTGTTGTATTTTCATGGGAACAATTTTGAATGAACTATAAAAATTCTTTAAACCTGTGTTATCTACATACCTTCTCAAAGCCAAATCAAAGTTTACAAATAATTCTTTAAAATCATCCACCCAGGTGTCTACGGTTACTGATGTATCATTCTTTTCAAGAAGAGATACTTTTTCTGTTTGAAGTCTTTGATAAGCCTCTCCAAAGGCTGCTTTTTTCTTAAAATACTCAATTACTTTATTACACTTTGTTTTAGAAATATAATTATCACAAATTCCTATGTGATTTTGCATGGATATCGTTTTTTCACTCATATATTACCTTGAAGCTTGTTGTCGTAGTCAAATCCATTTTTTTCAACAATGTTGAATATAAGACTATATCTTTTTTCATCCTCTTCAACAGGATCAAAACCATGAAAAATATAAGGCGGGAACAAATAATAATCACCAGGCTCAGGAGTTATTTTTATATTTAATTCAGGTAAAATCAAATCACAACCTTTTGTTAAATATAGTATTCCATGCCAGCAATGATGATGATGAGGATTCAAACTGTCTCCTTTTTTTATTTCATTGCCCCAAGCATTGTGTACAGTTTTTCTTTCAAGAAAGTGACGAAACACATCTGGGTGATTGGCTTGATGTTTATTAATTAAATAGGTTATAAAATTTACAAAATTAGGTTTGTCTATAAAGTAATTCCAATCTGTCATACCACCCTTAACGTTTGTATAGTTTTTTAAATTAGGGTCTAAATTATTTTTAATATCTAAAATAAAATTATGCACCACATCAGGGTATGGGTAGTTTCCGAATATTATATCTATTGTTCTGGGGTAAGTAATTTTTAGGGAATTTTTTTGTTCACCTAACTGATTATTTTTATTTAGTATACTAATCATTGTTTCTTATCGTAAGCATAATTTTTGTAGGGTCCATATTTATTTACATAATGAAAAAAAACTTGTGCCATTCCATCACCTTTATAAACTCCTGGTCTTCCATGTTGTTGTTCACAACCAGCGTATAATAGACCATCCCCTTCTTGTAATTCAAAAATATTATTCTCTATTATAAAAGGCCACTTATCATATTTTTTTATACAAGCAGTTATGGATACTTCACAAGAAGGTCTATCCAAATGTTTTTTTAATGTTGCTCCAAAAATATAATATCTCCAATAAGCATAGGTTGGAAGTAGCTCTAAACCTGTTTCTTGTTGAATTAAGTTTAGCTTAAGATCTAAGAACGAAGTCATTAAAGAATCTTTGTACCATGCAGGAGAAAAAGATTGAGTATCCAATAGATACCCTTTATTAGAGTCTAATTTATTATAACAATAAGGTTGTAATATATTTAATTCTTCTTGTGAAAAAAAGTTTTTTATAATTTTAAAATTTACTGGAGCCATGACACTATACTATATCTAACTCCTTTTGTTATTGGTTCTATACTATGTGGGTACATAAAATTACTTGGAAAAAAAACTATAGATCCTTTTCCAAGTTTCATTCTTTTTACTTCTTTTTGTTGCTGATTAGTAAATACAAGATCACCACCCTCATATCCTTCATTCAAATTTATTATTACACTTAAATTTCTGACACTAGTGGTGAAGTGATCAGTATGAACTTCATACTTACCCCCGACTGAATATTTTAATAAATCTATTTGGTTTATTTTGTTACTTTTCATCATTGGAAATTTAGCTTTGTAAAAACTGTACAGTCTAGTTATTTCCTGTTTTACATAGTTCCAGTAAAACAAATTGGTGGGGCTGGTAAAATCTAATTGATAACCTTTTACATTTCTTGTTTCAGTATTCAATTTATCTTCTCCTATTAATAAATTTTTTGTAGCTCTTTTTTTAATTAAAGAAATAATTCTATTATTAAAATCATTTTCTATTACATTTTTAATTTCAACAATTGCTTCTAAATAATTCATTTATATTAATACAAAATTACTATTCTCAATGGGTTGTAAGGTTAAATCAAAAGCTACAGTAATTCGTCTTGAGGATGCAACATCAGTGTAATGCTCAATCCACGATGGAAATATTGTTATTCTACCCGGTTTGTTTTCTGATTTAAACGCTGTATCGTCAAAAGGATTTACGTAATAAGTACCAGTTTTATTTATTTCCACACAAAGATGTCCGCTTAGAAAAGAAGTATTTTCTACCGTATGTCTATGTCTTTTAATTTGTTCTTCTTCCCTCATTACATTGGCCCAACATTTACCGTAAATTTTTTTAGGCATTGGTATTTTTAATTCTTTAAAAAACAATTTTAAATTTTCTTTGATGTTGTCTTTTAAAAAAATAGTCTCATCTGAATCAAATAAATTAAACGACATATGTCGACTAGTAAGACTTTTTTTACCTAGCCCAGTTCGACCGTCTCCCTCTGCTGTTGTATTTTTTATAATGTCTTTTTCTATATTTAAAATATGACTTTTTAATTTTTCTATGTCTATATCAGACATGTTTTCATACATAAAATATTTATAAAAGGGACTAAAAAAATTAGTAGGAGCTAAACTTTCAAACACGTGTATCATCAGCATGTCTTACTATTATATTACAAGTTACCCTTTGCCAGTTATGAGTTTCTGACTCAACCGATTCACCTGTATGAAATTCTTGTGAGTCTAGTATCACTGCATTTCCTGGTTTAAATTTAAATTCTTCTCCGTCTACAAAAAATGAACCTCGCCAATCTGGTTGCCAAAGAGGAGTCATAAATAATAAAATTGTTTTTGAATGAGATGTGACCATATCATCTTGATGTAACCAGTGTTGAGTTTTTTTACCGTGGTATGTTGCATTAAACCACATTCTTTTTAATTCTGTCGGTATACCTATTTTTTTGTCCTCTAATATTTTTGCTATTCTATAAACCAAAGTTTGGCCCCAAAGACATAACGGATAATTGTTAACATAACCATTATTGTCTTTAACTATTAAAGCTGGCCCGGACATAAAACCCTCATGTGGTCCCGATGCGCAATTCATTACCCAGTTATGACTACTCGTGATTTGTTTGTACATATAAAACAATTCTTTTTGAGAAAGCACCTGATCTAGCATTATTGTTTTCATTTTGTATCTTTCATTAATTATTAAACTGCTATATAACATATTTATGGCCTTAAAAAAAGTAGATTTTGCAGCTGGATTCAACAAACAAGGTGTCCCTTCAGCCCTTCCTGGAAAATGGGTGGATGGAGATTTTGTGCGTTTTAGATATACAGCACCTGAAAAAATAGGAGGTTGGTCCCAACTTACAGCTTCATCAAAAACATTACCCGGAGCAGCTAGAGCTCAAGTAGCTTTTACTAGTTTAAAAGGTGAAAAATATGCAGCTATCGGAACTTCTCAAGGTTTGTTTTTGTATTACGGAAACGATTTTTATGATATCTCTCCTTTAGATACAGCTATTTCTGGATGCACTTTAACCACTGTTAATGGTTCCAATGTAATAACCATAGATAAATCATCTCATAATTTAAAAGTAGGAAGATATATTACTTTATCTGGAGTTACAGTAACAGGTGCTTCTGATTATACGCCCGCTGAATTACAAGTGGCTTATGAAATACTAACCGTTCCAACAGTAGATAAATTTACCATACAAGCTGTAAGGAACGAAGGTGGTTCTGGAATGACGGCTGCTGGAGCTGCAACTGTTAATCCTTATGTTGAGGTTGGACCCACTATACAAACAACAGGTTATGGTTGGAGCACATCGACTTGGGGAGCATCTACTTGGGGAACGGAAAGATCTACAAGTTCTGTGGTACTAGATCCAGGAAATTGGAGTCTTGATAATTTTGGTGAAGTGTTAGTAGCCACAGTATTTAATGGTGAAACTTTTACGTGGAATGCAGGAGCTACAAACGCTCGAACAATAAGAGCATCTAAATCAACTTCTGGTTTTTCTACTTCGGCTAACCCAACTGCAAGCAGATTTACGTTAGTGTCCGATAGAGACAGACATTTATTTCATTTTGGAACTGAAACAACTATTGGAGATTCGACCACTCAAGACCCAATGTTTGTAAGATTTTCAAACCAAGAAGATTTAAATACTTATACTCCAACGGCTACCAACACAGCCGGAACTTTTAGACTTGACACAGGAAATAAAATTACTGCCGCTATTCAAGGGAAAGACTATGTTTTTGTTTTAACGGATCAAGCTGCTTATGTTATTCAGTTTGTTGGTCCGCCATTTACATTTAGTGTTAGACAGGTAGGTACCAACTGTGGATGTTTAGCACAACACTCCGCCTCTTATGTAAATGGTGCTATCTATTGGATGTCTAATGAAGGTGGATTTTTTATGTATGATGGTACAGTAAAAGCCTTACCTTGTTTGGTAGAAGATTTTGTTTTTACAACACAGAATGGAAATCTTGGATTAAATTTTAATGCGTCAGATGTAATTTTTTCTTCACCAAATAGTTTATTTACAGAAGTAAATTGGTTTTATCCAAAAAGTGGATCTGATCAAATTGACAGATGTGTGACTTATAATTTTCAAGAAAATGCTTGGACTACTTCATCATTGGATAGAACAACTTATCAAGATCAAGGAGTATTTAATAAACCTTATGCAACAGACTATGAATCAACAACCTCTCCCGTATTTCCAGATATTTTAGGAATTACAAACAAATACGGTGCTAGTATCTATTATGCTCACGAAGTGGGTAATGACCAGGTCAATAGCACAGGGACAACTTCTATAAATGCTTTTATTAGATCTGGGGATTTTGATATTGATGACGGCGAATTTTTTATGTCTATGAAAAGATTTATGCCAGACTATAAATTTTTAGTTGGTAATTCTAAGGTAACACTATTTATATCTGATTTTCCTTCAGACACACAAGCAAGCTCGTCTTTAGGACCCTTTACAATAACAAAGACCACTGATAAAGTAGATACGAGAGCAAGAGCTAGACTGCTATCTATTAAAATAGAATGTGACGCTGTAGGAGAAACTTGGCGTTATGGTAGTTTTAGACTTGATGCTCAACCAGACGGAAGGAGATAGAATGCCATTAACTACAAAAGGTAAAAAAATAATGAAATCCATGAAAAAACAATATGGGAAGAAAAAAGGAGAAGCTGTTTTTTATGCTTCTAAAAATAAGAAAAAAATAAAAGGGGTAGATAAGAAAAGAGCGTAATGGCTAAATTAACTAATTATATACCAGAACCAAAACAAGAATATGACGTAGAAAATCAAAGACAAATAATTGAGTCCATGACCACTATGAAACAACAACTTAATTTTTCTTTTCAACAAGATTTAAAAAATGAACAGGACGCTTTTAATTACTTTTTATCATGACAATACAATATAAAAATGCAACTAAATCTTTAGGGGACACTAATCTTAATACCGTTTTAACTATTTCTACATCAGCCATAGCTATAGTTAAAAGTGTTTATTTTAGCAATTCTAGCTCAGGAAGTATTTTGTGTAATGCCTCTTTAAGAGATAGTTCTGCTTCTGCTGATACGGAATTTTTTAGAGATACAATCACATCCAGCACTCAAGTAAATGCTGCACCGCAGGGGTTGAATTTAGAAGCAGGAGATGCTATAAAAGCTCAGGCAGCTACCGCAAGTAAAGTAACAGTTGTTGTTAGTTATGCTTTAATAAACAGAGAGAATGAAAACGGATAACATACATAAAATAGATTGTACCACTATAACAATTTATAGAAATACAAAGACAGGCGAAACGTCTGAGAAAAAAATGGAAGGACCTAATATTGTAACCGACGTTACAGTTCAAGTATCTCCAAAAGGCTTAGATGTTTTTCAGAAAGTAATGAATGATAATAAAAAACCCAAGCCCTAAAGGTGGGACCGAGTTACAACTTGGTTTCTTGCATAAATACGTAGATAAAAAATTATTAGATCAAGTACAGATATGCACTAGTGTGCCTGGTAAAGTACCTATAGACCCTAATAAGCTTAACATACTTTGGCAAAAAAATTCTTACGACCAACCTAATCTTTATGGTTGGTTCAAGGACCGAGGAAATCACAAACAGTATGATTGGTATGTCTTCAACTCTCATTGGAACTATGAAAAATTTAGAATGATGTTTGGTATTCCTACAGAAAAATGCATCGTAATCAAGAATGGCGTAGAAAAAATAGAACAATCAAAGCATTACAGAAAAGGTGACCCAGTAAAAATTATTCATCAAAACACCCCTTGGCGTGGTTTATCTGTATTGTTAGGTGCGATGCAGTTGGTTAAAAATCCTTTAATTAGTTTAGATGTTTATTCTTCTTGTGAAGTTTACGGAAAAGATTTTATGGATAAAAATGACCATAACTATCAAGGACTCTACGATCAAGCTAGAGAACTTCCTAACGTAAACTACATTGGATATAGATCAAATGAATATATTAGAGAAAATATAAAAAATTATAATATGTATGTGTACCCAAGTATCTTCGAAGAGACTTCATGTATATCTTTATTAGAGTCTATGTCTGCAGGCCTATATTGCATCACCACTAATTATGGAGCTCTATTTGAAACAGGGGCCGAGTTTCCTATGTATATTCCGTACGATAATAATTATAAAGCTTTAGCAGAAAAATTTGCATATGGAATTTCTGCTGCTGTTGAAACTTTACATGAACCTCAAATTCATAGTCATTTAACAACTCAATCTAATTACGCGCAAATATATTATTCTTGGCCTAAACAGGCGTCGGTGTGGACTAGATTTTTACAAGGAGCACTTAATGCAAAAAGCAAATGAACCCATATGGTTTAATGTAGATAAAGAAGAAGCACCTAATAACGATACGTATCAAACAATTAAAACTAATAAAGTAGAAGATAAAGTAACTGAAATAAATGTGGGGGTTTCTCCTTACAAAGTCATGGTGTGTACACCGTGTCATAGCGATGTAAGCATGCACTATTGTCAAGCAGTTTTAAAGTTTCAACAGGCTTGTTGGAAAAAAGGAATTTTATGTAGTTTTACTTTATTAAAATCATCATTAGTCACACAAGGTAGAAATTTATGTGTAGCAGAATTTTTAAACCATGAAGATAAATATACTCATTTATTATTTATAGATTCGGACATTGATTTTAGAGCTAAAACTATTTTTAAAATGTTAGACTTTGATAAAGACATAATTAGTGTTCCATATCCAATGAAGACGATGAGTTGGGATAAGATATGGAGAAGATTAGATACTAAAGAAGGTGCAATTAATAACGCAGACGAGTTAGCTAGATCTGGTTTTACTTTTCCAGTTAAAGTAAAAGATCCTAATTCTATTACAGTAGAGAAAGGATTAGCTGAACTTACTCATGCTCCCACAGGATGCATGTTAATAAAAAGAAATGTTATTGAAAAAATGATTGAAGCTTATCCTCATTTAGAAATATACCAGCCAACAAATATTAATGGTAAAGAAGAAAAGAAAGATAACATGTATAATTTATTTGACACCTTACATGATACTAAGTCTAAGCGTTATTTTGGAGAGGACTTTGGTTTTTGTCAAAGATGGGCAGATATTGGAGGCAAAGTATATGGTTATATAGACGATCCTATCAGCCATATTGGAGAGTATTGTTACACTGGTCGATTTAAAGATGATTTGTGGCAGGCGACAAGGCCTGTCAAATCTGTTGACGACACTACAAAAATCAAATAAAGTAAACTATTACAGGATTTCTGCGCCTGCTCAACAATATAAATGTACTTAAATTATGGCGATATCACGATCTTTAATGAACAGACAATTACAAGCAAACGGTGGAATTATGAATGTTTCACCCAGAGAGAAGTTTGGCTTAGGTAGTTCTCTTAAAAAATTTGTTAGAAAAATCATACCTAATGAAATTTCTGAAATTGCTGTTAGAGCAGCACCTTTTGTAGCTCCTTTCAACCCGGCTCTTGCAGCAGCTATGGGCGGTATAGGTACATTTGATCAAACAGGTAGAATAGGAGAGTCTCTTAAACGAGGAGCCATAACATACGGATTAGGACAAGGGGCAAGACTTTTAGGTGGAGCAGAGCTTCAAGGTAATCCATTTGGCAAAGAAGGCGCATTTACACGTGGTAATTTTTTAGAAGGTTTTAGCTCACCCATAGGAGCTCCACAATCTACTTATTTTGACGATCTTACAGTAGAAGGTGTAGCAGGTGGCGATGTGGTTACAGCTATTGACAAAACTGCAGTCAGTAATGAACCGGGATTTTTAAAAAATTTATTTGATGGAATAAGCAATCAAGATTATCAAAAAATAGGTAAAACTATTACAGACGGTGCTAAAAAATTTGGTAAGGCTATGTTTACAAACAAGGATGGTTCTATTGATAAAGCAGCCGTTTTGGGAGCTGCAGCTTTTGCAACCTCATATGCAGAAGCAAGAGCTCTGGCTAACCAGGCAGGTGTTGATATCACAGAAGAAGAATACGATGAAGCTACCAAGGCTGAGAAACAAGCTGAGTATGCAAGTTACTTAACTAACTTTTTTGGTGGTAAAAAAGAGGGCGGAAGAATAGGATATGCTGAAGGAACACCAAGTAAAGACATGAAATTCCTTAATGAACTTATGAATGATTTAGATGGTAAGTACGATGAAGACGAAAAAAATTTTTATTACAAGTCTATAGTGCCTCAATTAATTAGATCAGGAGAAATGACTTATGAAGACGGTATGAAATTATTAAACGAACTTGTCCCAGAGATGAGAGCCGTTGGAGGTAGAATAGGTTTTGAACAAGGCACCGCTCCTTCTGGAATATTTACTTTAGGAGACTATGTTAGATTTTTAGAAACGGCAGCTGATTTTGATAAAACTTACGACAAAGGCGAGGATATAGTAGTTGAAGCAGGAGAGTTTGTAAAAAAAATTGGAGATAAAGAGTATGATGATATGTCTTTTTTAGAGAAATACGAAGAAAAAAAAATAGAAGATAAGTTAAAAAATTTAGAAGAGTCGTTTATGAAAAATATGGACAAATATGATAGCGAGTACGATATAGAAGGAAGAGATATACCAGACCCAGATGCTATGGGAGCATACGCTCGTGACTTAATAAGAGACTTAAATAGAAGAGATGAAAAACTTGAGGCTATGGCTGAAATGGCAGGTTTAAAAGACGGCGGTAGAATAGGATTAAGAAGAGGAACGAAACCTGAAGAAGCAGAAATAGGTATTATGACGATTGATGTTGAAGCAGGTGATGACGATAACATAGATGATTTGGATGATATGTTAATGGCCTACTCTGATGCAGTATTTACTAGAGATGAAAAATCACGTTTGTTTAGAGCTTTAGGAAATCCCACGATAAGACAGACAAGTAGCTCATTTAGAAATTTACATAAAATTCTTAAAAACCCAGGCATGTTTCCAGAGGATGAAATGGTCTTAAAAGAATTTTTAAAACTAAAAAAAGCTGATGGCGGTAGAATTAAATATGCTAAAGGTGCTAACAGAGTATCCGAACTATTAATATTAAGAGATGAAAAAATAGCAAAAGGTGAAGACGTCACTGACATTGAAGCAGAGATATTTCAATTGACAGGTAAAGAATTTAAGTCTGTAGGAGGTATTAGTAATGTGCCTACAGGCAAAATAAGAAAAAATAGTGCTGGAGTAAAAGAACGAGATTACAGAGATGAAGGTGGTTTTGTACCAGTAGGTATTAAAGAAAAGGCTGACGACGTACCAGCTATGTTAAGTAAAAATGAATTTGTAATAACAGCCGATGCCGTGCGAGGTATTGGTGGAGGTGATGTTGAAAAAGGATCTAAAAAACTTTATAACCTCATGAAAAATGCAGAACAGGTAGGAAAAGCATAATGGCAGATTATACACAAATTAGTAGACAAGCTCCTTTTATAGAGGCAGCTCAAGAAAATTTTATTGATCTACTAACACAACAGGTTGGTAGAGCTCCTGGTTCACAAATTTTAGATGCTCAAGGAAATGTAATAGGAACAGTTCCAACCTTAGCTCAACTGGGCCCGCAGGTTGCAACCCAAAACGCATTAACACAAGCTGCTCAACAGGCAGCGGCAACACAAGCTGGACTCGGTCAATTAACATTTGACTCTGAGGGAGCGGTTAGTGGAGTAGGCACCGGCACTGGAGTTGCAGGCTATCAACCTTTTTTAGACGAAGCGGCAAAACTTTCTGGTCCACAAGCTTTTCAACAGTTTATGTCGCCATATCAACAACAAGTTATTGACACAACTTTGACAGAATTTGATAGACAAACCGCAAAAGGTGTTCCTCAACTAGCAGCTAACGCTATTCAAGCGGGAGCTTTTGGTGGAGGCAGAGAAGGTGTGGCTGCAGCCGAATACGCATCACAAGCAGCTCAAAACAGAGCAGCCTTACAAGCGCAGTTATTAGGTCAAGGATTTACTCAAGCACAAAATTTAGCTCAAACAGCTTTTAATCAACAAAGAGGTCTTGCCTCATTACAGCCATCATTAGCGGCAACAACCACACAATCTTTAGGCGCTGCTGGTACAGGAGATCTAGCTTACAGACAAGCAGTATTAGATGCAGCTCAACAAAGAAATCAATTAGCATTTCAAGAACCATTAACTAGAATACAGGCTCTTGGATCAGGGATAGCAAGTCAAGTTGGTGGAGTTCCTTTTTCAACTACTAGAACAGAATTAGGTGGAGCAGGAGGTAGTTTAGGTCCTCTATCACAAGCTCTTTCTGCTGGACTAAGTGCTTATGGTCTAGGTAGTATCTTTGGAGGCAGAAGATAATGTATTTTAGAAGACCATCATTTAGAAGAGGCGGAGGAATAGATCAACTTACACCTAGAGTGCGTGCACAAGAAGGTTATTTTGGTAATAGAAATATGTTTTTGTTACCGTCTAATATAAAAAATTTACAAAATCAAAGATTTGATGTTGGCACTTCTGGAGGACAAATTAACTTAGATCAAAGAATGAAAAGTTTCCCTATGGATGCAACTGAAATGGGAGTTGCTTCTATAAGAAGTGTTGAAGAGTTACCAGCAGGATCAAGTGCAGTCGGTAAAGGCACAAAATTTAAAAAACAACCATCTATAATTAATACGACGGATGAATTTATAATTGTAGAAAGACCGTCTAGAACAGGAGGCACTAACAAAGTAAGAATTAAAAATCCTAATTATATTCCAACAGGAGAGTTTAGAGATATCAAAGGTGGCAAGGGAAAAATATTTATAGAAGATAAAAAAGAAACTGAAAGCTCAGGAGCTAGCGCTGTTGG